GAGAAATCAGATGCTAACATTATGTTTGTATCTCCTGTTGATTCTCAATCAAAGAAGGTATATAAACAGATATTGAACTTTGTAATTCATTTACCATATGTAAAATCCTATCGTATTCAAGCAGGCACATCAGAAATCGCTTTTACAAATGGTTCAGTTATTCTATTTCGTTCTGCAGCTTCAACAAATTCATTAAGAGGATATTCATTAACTCATTTACTAATAGATGAAGCATCGTGGATAGATGAGGAAACTTATAATACTATCTTAGCTCCAACACTTCTGGTTAGAGGAAAAAAAGTAATCTTTGGTTCAACCCCAAGGGGCAAGAATTTTTTTTATAAGTTATTCTTAATGGGGAAAAATCCTGAAGAAAAACATTATAAATCTTTTCAAACTACATATGTTGAAAATCCCTATGCTAATATTGAATTCATTGAGCAACAAAGGAGGATTTTACCGGATGATGCATTCAAACAAGAATATGAAGCTCAATTCGTTGATGCTGGGAATTTATTTAAGAACATACAGGATTTTACTAAAGGAGTTCAGTTATCCGGACCACAGGATGGAGATATATATTATTGTGGTATAGATGTGGGATTGAAGAAGGATTTTACAGTTATAACAATATTTAATCAAAGAGCAGAGATGGTTTTTATTGATAGATTCAATCAAACAAATAATGAAGAAGTTTTACGTAGAATAGAAAATGCTCTAACGCTGTTTCGCGTTTCGAAGTGCTTAGTAGAATCCAACTCATTTGGTATATTAGTTATAGAACAATTAATCGCTAAGGGAATATATCAAGTAGAATCCTTTACAACTACCTCAACATCAAAACCAATCATTATCAATGACCTTATTTATAATTTCAATGATGGTAAAATCCAGTTATTAAATCATCCGGCAGTAAAATCCGAACTCGATGCATTCGGCTATTCTATTTCAAAAAGAGGTAATGTAACATACCAGGCAAATTTCGGAAATGACGATTGTATAATGTCAATTGCTATTGCTTATAATTGTTTAAAGCAAAATATCAATGTTGGTTCTTTCATATTTCTTTAAAGCTTATACGATTTTACTTTTTTTCTTTCTATTTAAATAATAAAAAACAAATATCTATGCTAAAATTAAAGATTTCAAAACAGGAATTTACCTTTCCAAGCGAATGGAGTGAAGTGTCTCTACGTAATTATATTGATATTGTAACAATTGGAGAAGACAAACATCTTTCATCAATTGATTCTTTTATAAAGACGTTATCTCTTTTGTGTGAGAAGCCAGAATTTATATCTATCGCTAATGATATTCCTATTGATAACTTCAAGGAGATACAAACAGCATTTGACTGGCTTAAAATAGAACCTAAAGCACCTAAAAAGTCCGTAAAATCCTTCAAGATAGGAAATGAAGACTGGACAATTAAAGAAGACTATAACAAACTTACAGTTGGAGAAAGTATTTCAATTGAATTGATGCTCAAGGATAAAAAACTGGATTTGAGTCCTTTAGAAATAGCTTTTGGAGTATTATTTAGGAGACTTAATACCACAACAAATAAACCGGAACCATTAAATCCGGATGACATAAATATCATCATTAATGAAAAATCCAAATTGATTAAAGTAACAGATGTTTATAACATTATTAATTTTTTTTTGCGTGGAGAGAAAACATCCTCAAGCAGTTCAAAGGGTTATTCTCTTTCAATAGTTCAGATTCAGAAGAAGACCAGGAATTTACCGTTAAAGGCCAAAATGAAATAGACCCACCTGACACGAGTTTCAATCGTTGGTGTTGGTTTGCTATTGTTGAGAAGTTGGCTTTAGGAGACATCACTAAATTCGAAGCTGTCTATGACCAAAATTGGATTTCAGCATTGAATCTTTTAAGTTATTGGCGTGAGAAGGACTTATTCTTTGAACAAAAACGTAAACAAGAAGAAAGCTCCAAAATCCAAAGACATCGATAAAATACAAAGATACATTTTATATATTTATAATAAAACTATCTTTGTAATATGAAAACAAACATATATATATTAACTGACACAAGCATAAATAATGTTGTTTATGTAGGTCAAACAGATAGGGAACTAAGAATAAGATTATCAGAGCACAAATATAGGTTTAAAAATAAGAATCTATCAATAGAACTAATTGATATTGTGGATGATGGAGATTTTTGGGAGAAACATTATATATCTCTTTATAAAAGCTGGGGATTTAATTTAAAACAAAGAGCTTTTGGCGGAAAAGGAAGTTCAGGAGTTAAATTTTCAAATGAAGAAAAAAAAATATATTATTCAAATAGGAAAGGAAATCCTAATTATTGTCTTCCAAAAGGTCCAAAATCAAAACAAGAAAAAATAATAATAAAACAAAGTTGCTTAACTGCATTTGAAAAGAGATTAAATATAACAAAAGAACTGGTATTAGAAGTTAATAGATTAATATTAATTGATAATTATAGTTTTAGAGAAGTAGGTAAAAAATTAAATATTCCTCCTTCAAGAGTTAGAGGAATATATAAGTTAAAGCAATATGATTATTTATTAAAAAATTAAAATTATCGCAACAGTATTAACATATAACCAAATATTATCTGAACTTGAATTAGTTGCAACTAATCATTATCAAATCAAGAGTTTTGATGTAGGACTTGATTATGACTTTGCCACTTCAGTAAAATACGTGTATCCCGTTTTATATGTTTCTCCTATTGGGGGAACCTTAATTAAATCTGAAGCAAACGATTCTTACAATTCAAAAGAACTCACATTAGAACTAAAGGTATTGGATTTGACAAATAAAGGATTTGACAATATCAGTGACGTTTATTCAGATACAGAGCAAATATTAAACGATATTATAACTTCCATTGACCAAACTCCATATTTTCAAAATGAATTTATGGATATTGTTAATGATATTGAAATAGAACCACTTGAGAATTTTTCAGATGAAGAAGTTTCTGGTTTCAAATCAAGAATAACGTTTAGATTAAAAAATCCAACATCTTATTGTGCACTTCCTATTACACCGGAGCTTCCGGATTTTCCAATTGGTTCGATATTAACTTATAATCAAATATTAAAAATTCTAAATGACATTCAAAGGAGACATTTAGAATTAAAATCATTTGCATTTGGGAAGGATTGGGATTTTGCAGCGTCAAATACTTCTGAGGTATATCCCTTAATGTATATAAATCCAATTAAGGGTACCTATTTTCGTTCAGATGAAGGTAATTCATATCCGGTAAAATCCTTATCAATAGAATTAAAAGTACTTGACTTGGTTAATTTAAATCAAGATAATAAAAATGACGTACATAGCGATACATTTCAAATTATAACGGATATAGTAAATGAAATAAATCAACATCCCTTCTATAATGAAGGATTTTTATCATTATCTGGCGATATAGACCTTGAGCCATTAGAAGAGTTTTCAGATGAAAACGTTTCTGGTTGGGTATGTACATTAAACTTTAGATTAAGAATCAATACAAGTTATTGTGCACTTCCAATTGAGGAATTTACAGCAGAACAATTCAGGCAATTTGATAATTCATTTGATAATAGCTTTGGTTAAAACGATAAATAATAAAAACAAAAAATATATTTATAAATAACAAATAAATTATAATATGAGCATTTTACCAATTTCAGGACTGACTTCAGTACTTAATTTAAATATTACGGACCCCCAGAACTTTCAAAACACTGCGGCTCGCGTAAGAGAAGTATTTGAAGATACATTTAATTCAAATCTAAATTTAGTTGATGGAGGAAATGTAACCGGGCTTACTCAGTTTATTCAAGCAAGTGCAACTACATTTTCAGCTGCAACATATTATTCTGGTACTACGCCATTAGATTTTGTATTTAATTCAATGTCAGGCTCATCAGGAAATCTTTTTTCTGCATCAACAGGAACTAATTCAATAATAAACAATAATAATACTGGAAATTTGGCGAGTGGAATCAATTCACTTTCTATCGGAACTACAAATACAGCATCTAATACAAAGGCCATATCTATAGGAGGTCAATCAAATATAGCTAATGGTGTTTATTCTTCTGTTTTAGGAGGTTTATCAAATCAATCTTCAGGTCAATTTGCTTCAGTTTTAGGTGGGAGAAATAATCTTGCATCAGGGAATAATAATTCAGCTGTAATAGGAGGTTCTGGAAATACAGCTGCTGAAAATAACACAGTTGTTATTGGGGGCTCTTCAATTTCGGGAGGAACAGCTAATTCTGTTTATATGCCAAATGCAAGATTAGCTGAAATGCCTGGTAGTAAAATCTATTCAGCCGGAACAGAATTATCATTAATATTTGCATCAATTTCGAATTCAGGTGGCACAAGTGGAAATTTATGGAGTGCTTCAACTGGTTCTAATTCTATTATAGCAAATAATTCTACAGGAAATTTAGCTTCGGGTTCTTTTTCAGTTGTTGCAGGAACTGGTAATACAGCTTCAGGAATTAATTCTGCTATAATTGGAGGAGCATCTAATAGAGCTACTGCTACTGAATCTTCTGTAGTGGGTGGTAAATTAAATAATTCAGAATCAATAAATTCATTT